TATAATTCCTGTTGCATTAAAAAATGATTTTCTTGCCCAATCTTGTCTTGGTAGTGTTGCATCTAATGCTCCATAGTATCCAATTGTAGAAGTAGTAAAAGCCGAAAATCGATTACTAATCGTAAAGAAATATGAAGGATAAAATATATTTGTTTGCGAAAAATTTTGTACTGTAGCCGCACCAGAATTTAAACTTTGTATTGGAATATTTAATCTCGCACTTGTTGTTATTTGCAAACCATCTTCATTTGGCAAACCCAATATTTTACCAATACCATATTTGTTAGTTATTAGAGGAGAATAAGGGTCAACTCCTCTTTGTAAAATAAGAATATATTGCTGATCAAAATTATCAAAAGTTTCCTTAAATTTATAAGTATCAATTCTTCCACCTCTTTTATCAGGTTCAAGAAATCTACTGTTACCTTTTTCTCTAAGCTGAATTACCATACTTGATTCTAAAATTGATGGTATTGTTGAGGTACTACCAGCTTTCCAAATTTTGGATGCTTCAGATATCGTAATTGCTGTAAGTACTTGAAAATACTCCCTATCCATAGGATAAAGTTGTCTATTTATAGTTCCTCCAGATAAAATCTTATATGGTGTTGTTAAATTTGATAAATTATTTGTTGGGTTACAATAACTTACATTTAAATTGAATGCTCCTTGTTTTGTGGCCCCTAATAATCCTTGTACTATCCCATTATTTGTTGTTGCGCTAAAAAGAAAATTTGGGTCTAAAGATGTTGCAGGATTGACTGTAGTAAGAAGTTGTCCTGAAATAAATGGTGCGTTAGATATAACAGTTATTGTATTATCATAATGAAATGTTCCATTTGCATCACTTTGAAAAGTGACTTTAATTTTGTTTAATCCATTAAAATAATTACTTCTGCCATTGAATATATTTATTCTTTCTCCCAATGGTAATTGTGTTCCTAATGCCATATAATCTTCTTCGGCATTAGTAAATCTTAAAACACTTGATTTTGGCATTTTAAATAAAGAAACGTCAGCAACATTATCTGAATTTCCTCCAATTGCTTGTGAATAAATTAATGCATTTAAGCTCACATCTTCTTGAGCTGTTTTACCTTGTTTTGTAATGAGTGTTTGAAGGTTATTGAAATAACTTCCGGCATCTGAAAAATATGATAATACTCCATTAGTACCACCTCCAACTATACTACTATTTAAACTTGTATCTGTACATTCACACGCTTCACACTCTGGATATGTTATCATAGATAATTTAATGGTAAAATCTTTCTTTTCACATTTTATATTTAATAAATTACATAAAAATCCAAAAGGTCTTACATTAATAATAGGTATTTTTATTTTACATAATTCGCAAAGAAAATTAGTAATCAAAGCAATAAGTCCAAGTATTAAATGAGCAATAATTAAAACCGGTATCCCTATTATTTGAATAGCTTGAAATAAAATAGAAAATATAAAAAATAACAAATCAAAATTTCTAAACCCTTCATTTACTGGAAATTTATTAATAGTTGATGAACAACTATCATCATCAATTTCTTTAATCCCTATAAATCTTCCTTTAGCCCCTTTTTTATATTCGTCAATTAAACCTGAAACTGTATATACTTTATTAAATTCAAACTCATAAAAAGTATCTTTACACTCAATAATTTCATCTAGTTTTTTATTTACTTCTTGAGTTGAATTTAAACCGTTTGTATACCCTGTCCAATCTAACCCAAAATAATATGAACTTCTAAGCTGATTAGATATTGTTACATCACTATCATAGTTTGGATCATTATTTGAATTAGTCCACCCGTATTCTCTAATATTTGGAACCAAAAAATAAGCCCTTCTTGTTTGTTCCGTAAGTGTTGCCGATTGTTGCCATTTAATTTTAAATCTATATTTTGCTTTGGTTGGTATTCCTATTGTTGGATCGTTAGATATTATTTTTTCACCAAATTCATTAGTTATAACATACTGTAAATTCATTGGTAACTCCGTCAACCATACCCCATTTCCATCAATTATATTACCAGCTTGTTCAAGTTGATATTGTTCTAATATTGGATTACCATCTGAATCTTGTTGAATTGTCTGTCTTAAGGCTAAGATTTGTCCTGGTCCTGCCTCTAAATTACATAAATTACCTAAATTATCTTTTGGTTTACAATTACTTCTTACTCTAAATTTGTCAGGAGCGGAATAAATTGATCCCATAAAAACCGAAGTTGGTTGTATGTCTATATTCGCCTCATCTCTCAAATCAAAATCAACTCTACTTATTGCAATTTGACAAATGTCAGGATCACCCCATAATGGAGATACATCAATACTTTTACTAATTGAAACTAATTGTGGAAGAGAATTTAAATCTTTGGATGTTTTAAATTTATTTCCGGCAACTTGAGATTCTGTTGCCAATCCCATTCTAATCAAATCTTGTGGTGTTAATGAGAATTCACCTATGTCAGATAAATCAACATCCATAACAACAGTTTGATTACCTAATGGTACCCCCATTATCATATAATCACCACTTTCATTAGTCTTCGCAGTAAATTTATAATATTTGTCGTATATTTCTATTGCGGTTTTACCTGTTAAAACATCTAATCTTGTAGGTAATGTTCCTGTGGCTGCATGTTTTGAATATGATTTTTCGTAAGGTAATAAATTGTACCTATATCCATCTTCGTTTTTATCTGTTAGTGACTTATAAGGATATATGCTTGTGACTATTGGGTTAGATTCATCTATGTTTTCAATAGGTATAAAAATAGATACTCTTGCGTTTGGAATTCCAAAACCATTATTTGCTGTAATTCTACCGGCTAAAACACCATAGTCAGCACAACTTCTTGTGTATATGTCTTCTTGTTGTATTTTTAAAGATAAAAGTTCAATAAAATCAAATTCTTGATCTATTTGAACATTAATTGTTTTATTAATACCAATCTCTGATCTTATTCTATAGGATTGACCCATTAGGAGTTTTTAAATAAATAGTTTATGTAGAATTTTTCAGGTTCGCACATTACTAAATAATAGGTTAAATGATAAATAAGTGAACTTATGAGAAAGTAATAGATTGGAAGTTCTTAACTGAAACCCTAATATCTTTGTTTGGATACCTAATTTGATAAACTTGAGAAGGTTGAGCAAATATTGTATCGTCTACAGGACCAATTTCTTTAGTTACAGGATCTGAATACTCCATCGATGTTTGTGCTGATGAATACTGTCCTCCAACTTCATTAAATATGTTTAAGCTAGCGACGGTTAAAACCCCATTTAAATTTTGGACTAAACTTTTTATTTCAGATAAATAAACATTTTGACCAAGTTGCCTTGTTTGTGGATTAAAATATGTTGAAATGGTATCAATAACTTGAGAAATAATTTGTCCTGAATTTTGTGCTGATGTTAATACAATTGAAACATCAACACTCAAGTCTATTACTTCAGCGGTAAATATTGAAATGTAATCATTCATCATTCTATAGTTAGATAAGTAATTTGCAATATTTTGTTTCAATGTATTTGAAACTATATTAGTTAACTTTCCTGATGAATCATATGAAAGGATTTGAATCAATATCTTATTATCGTTTTCCGTAATTGAAACTTTTGCTGGTGCTCCAAATGTTGCTGGCATATTTCTGATTATAGATTCATAATCTTGAACAGTTACTGCTCTTTTTTGTGCAGAAAAGTTAAATGATACATAATTTCTAATCTCTTCTATTGATGGAATTCCAGCTCCTCCTATTGCCGCAGTTACATTATTACATCTTAATGAATTTACCACCGCAGAGTTTTGAGATTCTGAAGGCCCATTTACAAAGAATGCAACCGTTCCAACTTGATTAATCACATTGGTTCCCAAATTAGTTTGAATTCCTCCACCGATTCTATATTGAATAAACAAAGTAGAATTAGGTGTTAATGCAGATCCTAATGAAAAGTTATTTGAATATCTTTGTAGGTCTAAAGTTACTCCTAAAGTTGTAAATTCGTTTAATGCATCTTGAGCTGTGTTTGTTCCACCACCAAAAGTCATTTTTTTAAATCCCTCTGCGGTATATTCTGAAATAAATCTATTAGGCGTTTGAATATATCTACCAACTTTAATACCAGGTTTATCAGAAACTTTTGTAGGATCTTCAATAAAAACTCTGTCTTCAGCTAAAGCATCAACTTCATACCATCTATTTGCTAACCCTAAAAATTCTCCTGTTGTTGGGATATTTGTATAGTCTGTTCCGTCTTTTAATAATACCGATGTAATACCCAAAACATTTTTTTCAGGCAAGAATAACTCGTAGAATGGTCTAACATCACTTGCCGTTATAACTTGTTTGAAAACTTTAGTTATACCATTAACAACTATTTCTCTTTTTGTTATAGTATAATTCAAAAGAATTCCATTTGCATTAAAATTTGGGATCTTTAGTCTATTTGGAAAACCTTGAGAATTGTATGGAGAAGCAAAATCAATATCATAAACATTCTCAAATACTAATCCAGCACCAACTACTTGAGATCCTCTTTGGAGAATTCCCAAATATCTTTCATCTTCTTTATCTCCATAAGCAGGTACCGTTATTGAAAAATCTACCAAGGATACTGAAGGTCTTTGTCCAGGGATTTTAAGACCATATGTTCTTGCTATGTTATATACTGATGATCTTTGTTGGGCATATTGTAATACAGTTTCCTGAATACTTCTATCAATGTTATAATGTAAGTTATCAGTAACCGCAGCGTTTAAATCTATAAACACAGAGAATACTGAAGCATCATTAAAATCTTGTATTAGTGTAGGATAATATGTTTTTACATAATTTAATAATTCAGTTCTTATTGCCTGAAAATCTCTTGTTGTATATGATATTTTACGACTTGCCATCTTTCTTAAATATTGATTATAACAAAATCACTTTGTGCAAATGTTTGACCATTTGTTGAATAATCTATTTTTATTTTTGCAGTATACTCGGATGTACCTTTACCAGGAACTCTGTATATGTCATACAATTTATTACTTCCTGTTTCATCCAAAAAATTCGTGCTATTAACTTCTTGAGTTTGATCTAAAGGTTCAATAGTAATCTGATTGACTAATAGGTTTGGCATAAAATTTTCAATCGCATCTCTAATATCAGATTCAATTGCATTAAATGTAAGTCCGTCAAATGGTTCAAAAATAAATTCATATAATCTTGTTCCAAATGTCGGTAGATAATATCTTGATCCTTTTCTGGTTAAAAGAAGATGAATAAGATCCGATTTAATTTCTTGTGATTGTAATTCGGTAAGTAATAAATAATCACCCCTTAATGAATCTTTAAACGGAAAATTTAAACCATATGTAATCCCATCTGCCATATTTCATAAATATACTATGATTATTTTTTTGTTAAAGTAGTTGTTCCTTTAATATGTTTTGGATCATAAGGACAATGACGGCATCCTTTACTTGTACCACAACAATATCCACGATCAATATGATATTGTTCTGTGAATACCAAAAACTTACCATCCATATAGTAATGATAAGGGAGAAGCTTTATTTGCTTCTCCCTCCCTTTATTTTCTGTACTTTCCATAGGTTATGCCGAAACAATTTCACATGCTCCGCTAGCACAAGCCAATTCTCCACTCAAATTAGTATCATCATCTAATTCTACTATTCGAGACAAATCAACATCGTGTAAGCTTTTCATCAATTCATCGTATTCTTCTTTTGTACAATCGGTAAAAGGTGCTTGTATGTAAGTTCCTCCATCATAAGGTAAAACAGATAAACCATTGTAATGATCTCTATTCTCCCACATCCACTCACCAACTGCCGGCCATTCGTGTTCTCTTATCGATACTGTTGCTGATACATTATGAGAATTTGATCCACTTCTATGACCTGGTTTAATCCATTCATTATGAACTTTCTTTACCCTTTCAAGAAGTTGAATTGGTGATTCATTTCTTAAAATTGATCCTTCAGGTGATTTTTGTGGAATACCAATAACAGCAGTGTCGTGTGGTCTAAAATATTCGTCCTCAATTAATTCAGGGTGATTATCTTTGAGGTAAGTATAGATTGCTTCATTTTTACCAACTCTAACTCTTCTAATATAATATTCGTTATGCCAAGCATGAATACCTGAAGATGTTCCAAGAGTTAATGAAGTTGTTCCTGCTGGTTTAACTGTTGTTGTTCTTGCCGCTGGATTGATATTTAAAAGTTCTGCAACCTTCTTGTTCTCTTCTTTAACAATCTTTCCTGCCGCTTTCATATCCAATTTCAATACAGCTCCTGATCCAATGCCTGTCATTGAAATTCCGATCAATGCATCTTTTTCAGTTGTTCTTTGCCAAATTGGTCTCAAGTAATGGAAATTAGTATATCCAGCTTGGAGTGTTCCAATAAATGTCGCAGCTCTAACTCTATCATTATAATCTTCTTGTGATACCACATTTGATACATTGACCTCTGTCAGATTGCAAAATTGAAATGGTCTCAATGCAATTTCACAACAAGGATTGGTTCCCCAATCTTTATCATTTGTTAAATAAATACCGGGTTCACCAGCTCCGCTTGCTTCAATTCTCTTCCAAAGGTCCATGAAGTAATCTTTTGTGATTTTGTGTCGGAGCAACACAGCTGAATTATTTGATCTTCCTCTTTGTGGGTTTGTTTCCCACCAAGCACCTGACTTACAACCAATCATTTCATCATCCGTTGCAGAGAACAAGGATATGAGTGCTGCCCTCCGGATTCCTCCGGCAAGGACTGCGTCAGCAATATGACAAACCATATCGTGAACTTCGATTGGTCTCAATTTCTCACCATTTTCTTTAGAGTCAAGGATACCTTCTAATTTTATAAGACATTCTTTAAGTGGTTGAGGTCCGGGAGCTTTTCCACCTGATGTTACAAGTCTAGCGCCTTTTGCTCTTATATCACTAAAATCAAATTCAATATGTGATCCACCAAAAAAATAAGATTTTACCAAAGCCTTAACAGCATCTGCCCATCCTTCAATAGAATCAGCAACTAACCATCTCCTACCTCTTTCTTTACTTGGTTTTTGAATTTCAGGTAAAGCTTCTACATGATGCTTTTGAACTGAATATCCGACACCTGTTCCACCTAACAATAAAAACATAATTTCAGAGAATACTCTCCAATCATCAATCGGTGCGAAAGCACAATTGTAAATTCTGTTTGGTGAAATTTCAATTGGTTTTCCTGCAAATTGCATTGATCTCATTGATGGGAGAACCTGTTTTTTAAACACATACATATAGTTCTCTCTAATTTCTTTTTCTAATTGCGGATAATGCTTAATATGCATATCCATGTTCCTTGTTACTAACTCTTGCCATGTTTCTCTTCTGTTAAATTCAGGAATATATTTAGAATATTTCATATATACCGTTATGTCCGAGAGAATTCTGTTTGAAATGTCCATTGTTTAATTTTTAGTTTTATGTTTTTATTAAAAAATCAACGATTTTTATAATAAATATATGGTTGGCTTATAACCGACCATTATTTTTATTAAAAAAAATAAGTTTTTTTTCAAAAAAGTAGATATTTAATTAACCTTATTTTCCCTTTGTTTTCTCTTATCAAGGAGTTCTTTTACTCTATCTCTTTTTCTTTCTTCTTGTTGTTCTTCAAAACCCAAGAAGGTTACTGATGATTCAGTATCTATTTCCAATAGCTCGTTATTGAACTTACAATTTTCAAAAACAACACCGTCTTTTCCAAGACGCGATTTGGTAATTGCTATTGTTGCTAAATTCATCTCTTTCTGTTGGAGGCTCTTCGCCACAGTGATGATTACATGACCAACCTGAGCCTTTTTAATTGACCCACCCATCTGATCGGTTGTAACAACTTCGGACGAAATTGAAGACCTATTACCCTGTGTGGCGGTCCATCCAACCATATCCAACTCGTGACACATTCCTTCAAACCCTCTCATTACAGAACCTTCAGCTTTCCATTCATCTTTTGATGTTGATTCAGGTAAAACACAATCTATATAGTCCAACAAAACTAAATCAATTTTGTTTCCATCTGCAATCATTTTTCTAATCTGATTTTTTATATTGTTCATCGTCATAGTATCAGATGCCATCTTTTTCAAAATAAGTTTATTTTGCATGGTATCTTTAATTTCAGTAATTTTTGACATTACTTCTTCCTTATGATTTGCCAAATTATCAGGTTCAATTCCAGTCCAAATGGTAAAGTGTTTTCTTTGAATAATTTTTGGATTGTCCTCAAAAAATATTTGAAGAACATTATAACCCAAGTTAAATGCAGTATTTGCAATTTTTGTAAGGATGGTTGTCTTACCAACACCTGTCGGTGCAAGTATTACCCCAATCTCCCCTTTCGCTAAACCACCTTTTAATAATTTGTCTATTCCAGGTATTCCCATTGGTATTGGGTGTCTATAATCTTCTTCCAAAACTGTATCAAGTCCTGTAAAGATATCTGTGGTTCCTTTATCAACCTCCCCAACTTGTAATGCCTCTCTAACCAAACCTTCGACTTTATCGTATGACTCAAAGTCACCTTCAGTGATAATCTTTTGTGCCTTATCCATCGCTTTCTGAAGTTCCTGTTGCTTACAAAATTTGAGAGCTTTTTCTTGTACAAAAGATGATCCTTCAAAAGGAGCTTCCTTAATTTGTTTTAATGTATCAAATACAATCTTCGCAACGAGCTCTTGAGAAATTTCGGATTTAACTATCTGTTCAAGTGTGTCAAAATTTGGTGTTGTCTCATATTTCAAGTGATATTCTTTAATCATTTGAAGAATGATCTTGAAATATTTGTTATCGAAATAAGAACTCTCTATCACATCCATAATTGATGCTGAAAAATCTTTGTCTGTGATAATTTGATTTAATAACTGAATCTGAAATGTGTTGCCTAAATAATCGAAATTCTTATTCATAAATTTTTGAAATACCCCTATATTATTAAATACTTACTTCCTCAAATCAAATTCCAAATATTGGTGTTCTAAATCATAATTTGAAAAAATGTCAGTTAACTCACGAAGAACATCTTTCAAATATGGTCTTACATCCACCGTATAACGAACTTTTGGTGGGAACTTTTTTCCGTTAAAAATTCTATGACAAATTGTCTGATCATTTACTTTAACATAGATGTTAAAAATCTCCGCATCTTCGGTAAATGAAGTTTCCATAATCTTTGGATCATGCATAATTGCTTCCATATTGTCCATCATATAGACAACGGTTTTCATTTTGAGATAATACTCAAGTTCTTCTTTCAAAGATTTAATAAACTCATAAAACTCAATTGAGTTTTTTGCTTGAGGATTATATCCTCTTACATTAAAGAACCTTTGAACAACGATATTATCGTTTAAAGTTAGAAGGAACTCCATTTTCGTACTGTCTTGCTCTTTCATTTTTTTCTAATTTTTATTTGTTTTTCTTTTTTCTTTTCTTGTTAATTTCATAAATGGTCGAAGAAAATTTACCCAAGCTTCATCGTTCTTTGGTAAATATTTAAAAAGACCGTCTTCCATCATCAATCTCATTAGATTCTTATACCCTCGATTTTCAGGATCAATTGTATCGTTTAATATTTGTTCCACCAATTCTTTTGCATCATCGGTTATCAAACACTCGGACAAATCTACTATTTTTTTATTTGTTTTGTAAAACTCTTCTCCAAGTATACCGCTTTTTGTTTTACCAGTCAAAATATTTGATATAGTTTTAACAGGTTTATTTTGCTCGATATTTCGTGCATTATCTAATAATTCTTCAATAGTGCAGGACTTATCAAGCATTTCAGGAAATAACTTTACCAAAGTTTTTTCTCCTACTCCTTGGATTCCATCAATATTATCTGATTTATCTCCAACAAAAATTTTACATAAAGCAACATTATAATGAGGTATATCAACTTTATTCAAAGTGATCATATCTCCGTATTTAAAATATTTTTTAGATATCGGAGAATATATCGTTACATTTTCAGAGATTAATTGTGTAAGATCCTTGTCTGCAGAAAATATAATTATTTTTTCATCTTTAGCAATTTGACAATAATAAGCAATTAAATCATCTGCCTCATTATTATCGGTCTCAATTTGTCTAACAAATATTTCTTCAAGATATTGTTTAACTCTTCCTCTTTGTTGTAAATAGGATTCATATACTTCATCATTAATTATTTGAAGCCGATTTGCCTTATATTGGGGATATAATAATTTTCTTGCGGATGAGTTAGATTCTCCATCCCACATAACAATCACTTTATCGTGATCGTGTTCCTCTAAAAACTTACGAAGTATATTGATGAAGTGATATACTCCACCAATATGATTACCTTCATAAAATAGTTCTTTTGCTCCGTGATAACCTATTTTAAATAGATTATTTCCATCTACTAAAAGTGTTTTGATCACTTTCTTTATTTAAAATGTGAATAAAATTTTGTTTCCTTTTTTAATATTATCTTCCGCCCATAGTGGTTGAAGATTTGTATAATGACATAACTTATAGAGTTCTTCTTCTGTTTTTGCTGAAGATAGTGGTATTATATGGTCAATATGCCATTTCCCTTTATTTTCCCAACTCATTTCATCAATAAATTTTTTTTCAAGATATTGTTTCAATTCAAAGGGTTGACAACCAACTAAATCAAATGTTTTATTTTTTTTAGTTATGTTATTTTTATTTAAATACTTATATATTCTGCATCTAACATTATTAATGATTACAAAAATTGGATCAGTTTTTCTTCTTTCTTTTCTTTGTTCTTGTTTTCTTTTTTTATAATTTTTTCTATATTCTTTTCTTTTGTCCGGATTTTTTAAATAGAATTCTTTTAATTTCAAAGACATCATATCAGGATTTTCTTCTCTTTTGATTCTAAAATAATTTCTATTACAAATTTTACAACTCGGTCTTATTCCATCTTTTTTTGTTTTGTCTTTAGGAAATTCACATGTTTCTTTTTCAACACCACATTTACTACAAATCTTTTTTTCCATTTTTAAAACATTTTTTTATTCAGTAATCTCATCTTCAGTTTCATCAAGTTTAATTTCACCGTCACCACTAAGTATTCCATTCCAATATTGGGAATATTCTTTTTTATAAATTTCTAAAGCTTCCTTAGTGTCTTCAATATATCCTTGTGGAACGGCAATTAATTTACCATCAGAATAACCTAACCCATTCACATGATTCTTTAATATTGAAATTTTAGTTCTAATCGCATACCTAACAGTTCTTCCCCCTTTGGTTGCCGTAATATGGTTAATACCTGCACTTGCTTGATTACCGAAAAGGAATACTAACGAAGATGCTAACCATACCGCCTCTCCACCCTTACTCTTAATAGTTGGTTGGCCAAATGGATTATCAGGAAGAGCTACCCAAGGCTGATTAACTACAACTAAAGTATTATAATACGAATAATCATCTTTTTTTGATTTAGAAATTCTTGAATGAACTCCCATACCAATTTTGTCAGCAAGTGCCGCAGCATTGTGCATTTTTCCACCGCGACCTTCAAATGTCATCTTACAAGGAACACTACCTACTGAATCCCAAAGGAATAATATAGATTGTTTAATGTCTCCCTTTTCTTGAGCATCAATAACTTCATTAATAAAATCCGTAACTTGTTCAATATAATCAAACCCATCATTAAAAATAAAATCACCATCCCACTCGCCATCCGAGTTCTTTTTAGCATCTAACCCCAATTCAACAGCATGTTCCCATGACCATTTCTTTTCCGTAATAATAAAAACAGGTAGATGTCCTTTTTTTTGAGCATCTGCGGCTGCTAATATCATTGCGGTTGTTTTGGAACTATTACTATGTCCCAAAAACATATTGATTCCACCCATAACAGGTCCAGGTATACCACAAGCATTTAAAAATGCTTCACCGCAATTATAATAATTGGTTTCTTTATATTTTGTTTTAGTTGAGAATTTATCTTTAAATCCACCAACACTGTCTTTTTTCTTAATTGCCATTTTCTATTTTTTTAATATTTGGTAGTTTACCGACTTTTTTGGGGTAAAATTCATCGTCTTCTTCATATAATGAACCAAGTTCTTCTTCATGAAAAGTTATTAATCTAATCCCTAATTCTCCATCCTCATTTTGTTCTTTCAACATTCCAAACAAAACTGTATCACCAATTTGTTTTGGTTTACCAGATGAATATCCTTTTTCTTTTAATTGACTTAATATCTCATAAGATAACATTTTATTGTCTCTTAATTGTAATTCAATTTCTTCTTTAAATGTCATATGATAAAATTAACATGTATGGTACCATACAAGATACCATACATGATATTTGTTTTATTAGAATGGAAGATCTGTATCGATTTCAGCATCTGCTTGTGGATCAACTAACACATTAGAAGTTTTTTTACTTCCTCCAATTGAGGTTTCATCTACAGAAGAATTTCCATAAACATATCCACCTTTGTCAGTATCCCACTTTGGTGTTTCTCCTCTTGCAATTGCTTCAAGATATTCAACAGGTTTTTTAGAATAAACATCTAACCAAGTCATCGGATCGTTAATCCAAGCATTTGCTTGTGTTTTATCCTCGTGAACAGGAGCCGGATCGTCATACATAATTGTAGATACAGTTGTGTATTCTTTACCTTTTGGTGTTTTTGCTTTGGTAAGTTCGATTACCAAGTCACGACCTTTTTCAGGATCGGTGATATCACCTTTGTTTCTCCAAATTGGAATGATTTTATCAAGGATGCCATCATTCTTATAGTTGTGTTTAAATCTCCAAAACTTTGGTCCGTCTTCTTCGTGATCTCTGTCAATTACTTTCACAATATAAAACTTACGAGATTTGTATTGTTTAGCAAGTTCTTTGTCAGAATCTTTACCTGTTGCCATGAGTTCTTCATAAACTTCATTCAAAGGTGATCTTTCATTGTCATTTTTTCCTGGATCAAAAAACTTTTGCCATTGTCCGCCAACTTGAATCTCGTGATACCAAGCTTCTTTAAATGGAGATGATCCGTCTGGAGTAGGAAGAATCCTAATCTTTCTTTGTCCTGATTTTTCTTTATCACCCAAAATTAGGGCGAAATACTTTTTCATTCTTTCGTCTTGCGACATTCTGTTTTGGGCCCCGCCCCCTTGTTGTGATTTTTCGTACTGTGCCAATACGGCGTCTAATGAACTCATTGTGTTTAAATTTAGAATTTTAATAATGTAAATTAAATATAATATAAATTAGGTGTTATGTCAAATAAAAAAGGTCACCATTTGGTGACCTTCATTTTAAATTAATTTTTTTTATCTTAATTCGTTGTCTTGACCGGGTTGGAAGGATCCTTTAATGTCCGCAACATTAAGATCTGTCACATCATCAGTAGTTAAAACATAATCATTTTTTCCTGTCTTTTCCATATCTTCTTTCTTATCATCAAAAAAATCTGATAACTTTTGATTGAATGGATATGAGTCGTATGTTCTTAATTCTAATTTCTCCTGTGGGGTTTTCTCTCTGTATTTTTCAATCTTCATTTCCAATGAATTCAACTTATTCATAATTGAATCCATTTCAGATAATTTTGATTCCAAATTTGAAAGCTGACTGAATAGATTTTGAAAATATTCTTCTTGTTTTGTTTCAATGTTTTTTTGAGAATCAACAAGATCTGTTATATCAAGTTCTTCTGTTCCTCCATCTGAACCCTTTTCTTCTGATTCTCCCTCATTGTCAATCTTCTCAACATCGGGATCATTTGCAACATCTATTGGTTGAGGTGCTGCGTCAGGTGCCGGTGGTGGGGGTGCCCCTGCACCAGCTGGTGGAACTGCTCCAGGTATTTCTGGAGGAGGTGGGGGAACTTGTTCCATAATATATTGGTTGATACTTCTGTATCTCTCAATTTCACTTAAAATTTTCTTATCTAAACTCATAATATTATCCGTTTAATAATGTTTTTATTCCGCTTGCGGTTTCAACTCTTACTCTTCTATTGGCGGTTGTCTGATGTCCGGCTCTTTCAATTAAACCGTCTCTTTCTCTAACAGTATAACAATCTCCTGTATCAAGATCACAAACTTGTTTTGTTCCGTCTCCATTATCTTCTTCAGAATATCTAACTGATTTTCCGAGGTAATTGTTCAATTTTGATTTTAAATCCATAAAATTGTTTTTATATAAATATATCGTTATTATGTTTAATTATTTTAAGACAATTAGGAAATTAAAATTTTGATAAGAATATGGTATTATATCTTTGGGGTCATTCGTCTGTTCATATTTTGTAATTGAATTTTTAGACCTTGCAACTAATTTGATTTGAGAGGAAATTGAAGATATTTCTTTTCTCTCTGCTTCAGTAAAGTTACTTTCAACTTCCCTAATAATAGTAAGATTATCAACATAAAAACCTTGTTTGTTATTATATACATAATTTTTTAAAAATGTCTCACTATTTTCGTGGTCAAGTTCTATTTCTGTTTTCTGATTGTTACTATATACAGTTTTGACTGCTCTCCAACTCCATTTTGTAGATTCCGAAATAATTTCCCAATCTGTTAATTCAGGGTTTATTATTACTGTTATTGATTCATCACCATATAAAGGAGGTAGTACTTTCTTATATGTGGCAATCAACGGTATTGGTCCTGTTTGTTGTGGTTGTGATTCTTCAGTTTTAATAGTTTGTGGTACTGTTTTTGGTTGTGTTATTATTTTTATTGTTGGTGTTACTGAAGGAGTAGGTGTTGGTGTACATTCTATTTTACTTGAAACCGCTGGTGCCGTTGTTCCTTTAGTTGGTGTAGGAGTAGGAGTTACTGTTGAATTTCCTCGTACTATTTCACCTGATTTTTTAACATCAACCAATGGAGTAGGTATTGATTTAGCAGAATTTAATGCATTAACAAATGTTTCATTAATTTGTTTGAATTCAGTTTTTTCATTCTGATCATAATATGTTGTACTTATATTTGATGTTGGCCAAAAACATACATAATATTTTGGTAGTCCCATGCCAGGTTCAAGAATTCGATTTACATTGTTTTGTAAACTATCTCTCATAAATTGAACAAATTTATTGACATCGCTAAAAATAGCAACTGGTTGTGTATTTGTTTTTGTTGATGTTGTACTTTTAACATCCAAACAAACATATTGAGGTATTCCTGTTGTTGGGAAAAATAAATTATTCCTTGCTCCGTAATCCGCGTTTAATGTTAATGTTGCAAAATTATTATTAAATCCAACAAATCCATTGCCTTGATAAGTTCTGAAATAACATATACAATATATTATTGTTTGAAGAATTGGATCTGCAACATTTCTAACAATCGCATTTTTCATTTCTTCTATACTTAAATCAGTTTGTACTGCATTCGTTGATTCAAATCTAGAATATACAGGATTTAATCTCGCGCCGCAACTACTCGGAGCTGCCTTCACACTTCCTCCTTTTTGTACAACATTTGATGACTTACTTGAATTAGGAGAAGCTTCTGTTGTAGAATTTGGTTGATCTTTCTTTGAAACGGTTAAGGCTTCAATTTTAGTTAATAAATTTCTATTGATGCTTTGTAAGAAATTATCTAATACCGGTAAGTCATAAACTGATTGCCTTATTCCTGAAACAGTTGTTTCAAAACCACCAGGTGTTATATTATGTGAAACTTCCGTAATCATATAAGGACCATTAAACATTGGTACATGTCTCAAATTAAAATACATTGTTGGTTGCAATAAAGCATTACCTAAACATTGAACAGTACATTGATATGATCTTTGTTTATAGAAATTATATAAACTATTGTTTTGAGTTGATATCTGTCTTCCGTTGGCCTGATCTATCATATTCAATTCGGTTTGAATTGATTCAGATGTTGCCTTTCCCGCATCTTGGGAAATTGTAAAATTATAAAACACATTTTGATTTCTAATTCCAACATCCACGTTAAACCCAACACACTTATTGGATATTGCCCAATCTTTCTTTCCTTGTTGATCTTCTATCAATGGATTTTCGGATGATCTTCTCATTTCAAAACCATCATCTCTAAATCTAAAATTACCCTTTGGTAAGTCCAAATAACTTGATGGTTTTCCAACATAAAAAGCAATCATTTTTGGTCCTGATGCTCTATAATCCACATTCAAAAATGTGCCCCACATGTTATTAGCAAAATCTGTAGATCCTTCTGTTCTTGCAATTGTAACTCCATCTACATCTTGTACATTATAAAAATTTACATATGCTGGTAATGGCATTACCGTGAAATTATTTTTAATTAATATTCCACTTAAAAAAGTGAAAACACTCATATTTTCATTAAGTGAGTTTGAATTAAGCATATTTTGAAGATCAAAAATATCTAATACAATTGTATCTCCAATATTTCTTGATGCTCTATCCAAAAATAACATATCCTCAAATAAAGTTTTGTTTTTAAAATCTGAACCAGCAATCCATTTGTCATTCAACGCTTTAAAGACTTCGTAGTTTTCTATTTTACTTTGTTGTCCGTCTATGACTGATTGAATGGTTCTTTCTGTTGACACTTTTTGTTCCGGGATTTTAGCTCTAATATCAATTAAAACACCGTTTAATAACCCATCTTGTAAAGTGTTCCCTCTATCAATATAATTTTGTAATTCTTTTTTAAATTGTGCGGCCGTTATTGTAGGATCTTTCAACTTTTGAGTTGCGTACATTTTAATTATTGGTGACAAGAGATCTATGTTGTTGACAGTAAATCTGATATTGTTATCAATAAAAAAATCTGTAATGTAAGAACCTTTATTTGTGTAAATTACTCCTGCTATTGTTGAAAACCCTACTGTTGTTTCTAAAGCTTTCCATTCTTGTGGGTAGTTTGCTTTACTTTGTTGTAAAGTAGTTGCTCCTTTTAATGATGGTAAACTACCTGGTATGTATGTTTCAAAAGCAATTGGATCAACTACAGTTCCTAAATAAGAATCAAAAATTCTTCTTTTGTAATTAGATGGATTTCCGTATTTTAATAATAAATCATATTGTAAAAAATCTTTTACTTTATTTGAAAATCCGGATAATTGATTGTTGATACTGTCAGTAAAAAATTTATCGTACGGTGTTCCTACTTGATTTCCAGGTACTTTCATTAAAGTTCTAAAAAACGCTTGGAAATTTTTATAGTTTGCGTTTATGTCTACCGTTGATGTATATAAAGGAGAATCTTGAATTCCCAATTCAATATCGGTTATTGGTTTGGAAAAATTTAAAAATTCTCTTTCAAATAAATTTAGTATGGTTTTATCAAAAACTGAAAATACCTCTTCGATATTTGTATATTTGTTTTCAATAAAAAAATATAAAGGAGATTGAGGTATGTTTGTTTCCGATTCTATTTTAGTCAAATATGAATCAGGGTTTGGCATTTTAACTTCGGAGTTATCAAAATATCCATAATTTGGCGCCGCCCATAATAATCTAACACTTCCATTATACATTGACTGATTATTGGTAATATCAATAACCGCAACATC